TCTCAGAAGCAGGTAGAAGGTACATCAAAGAGTGGTATCCTGCTGGACTACGTACACGTATTATGCCTAATGGTGCAATAGTTATCATTAATACTCGTTATCACTACGATGACCTGTGTGGTTGGCTACTAAAGCAACAGGAAAACATGGGTGACTATGACATTATCCCTTGGGAGGTCATTAAAATCCCTGCATGGCTGGACGAAGACGCAGCAGATCTACTGGATCTACCTGTTGGTGGTAGTTATTTCCCAGAATGGAAGCCAGATGACGTACTCAGAGTAGATGAGAATGAAATTAAAGCTAGTAATGGTAGCAAATACTGGAACTCTCTGTATATGCAAGACCCAACACCAGAAGAGGGTGGTATAATTAAGAAAAGATGGATACAAGAGTGGGTAGAAGATGATCCACCTACTTGTGACTTTGTAGTTCAGACATATGACACAGCATTCTCCACCAGAACTACGGCTGACTACTCTGTAATCCAGACATGGGGCATATTTCACATGTATGATGAAGATGAAGCTGGATATGAAAGCTATGCACCCCACCTAATCCTGCTTGGTAACATCAAAGGTAGGTTTGAGTACCCAGAACTACGTAAGCTTGCACAGCAACTGTACAATAGCAACAAGCCTGACGTATGTATGGTAGAGAAGAAGGCTAGTGGTCAGTCATTGATACAGGATATGAGAAGGTCAGGACTACCAGTGATGGAATACACACCAGATAGGGATAAGGTATCTAGAGTATATGCAGCTTCACCCATCCTAGAAGCAGGAAGACTATGGATACCCAAGAATAAGAAGTGGTCAGAAGATCTCATAGAAGAACTCATACGATTTCCAAATGCTGCTCATGATGATCAGGTAGATGCCATGACAATGGCTATACACTACATGAAAGAATCATGGCATCTAACTCACCCTGATGATCCTGACTTTGAGGATGGTCCTAAATCTACTAGAAGTACCTATTGGACTTTTTAGTTTGGGATATTAACTTTTCTGTGTTATAATATACGCAGGGACTCAAAGGGGAAAGTATGTCAGAATCATATAAAACAGCTTTACAAGTATTACAGAATAAGTTAGGTGACTTAGATAGTCCTTTAAATATTCTACGTAAGTTTGGTTTACCTGTACCTAATGCAGAACAAACAGCTACAGTTTTAGAAACAATTAGTCCTGCTGCTGATATCGAAGAAATGATTACAGGTTCAGAAGAATTTTCTAAAGGTGATTATATATCTGGTGGTGCTAAAATGCTTGGCGGTCTTGCTGGAGTTTTTGTTCCCGGTTCAGCTAAGATTAGATCTACTGGTAAAGCAGTAGGTAAAAATATAGATGATCAACTATTAAGATTAAAGTATACTAATCAAGAAAAAAGTAATGTACTGGGTGGAACATTTAAACCTATAGTAGGAATGGGTAAAAGAGGTCCTATAGAAGGAGAAGATTTATCTAATTTAAGTACATCTCGTATAGAAATAGAATCACCTCCCGGAGCAGTAGGGAGAAGAAATGCTAGAATGGAAGTTTCTGATGATGTTAGTATAGATACTCCATTTGGTACTATATCTGATGATGCTATAGAAGTTAAAGCAAATTTAATAGATAAAAAAGGTAATTGGGATTGGGTAGGAAAAAAACCTAAAGATTATAAAGATAATGATTTTTTAGTTGCCCTTCAAGGAGAAAAACTAAAAAAGGTTTCTCCTGAAGGAATTACAGATCATGTTTATACTCCTAAAGTAATATATGAAAAAGGTGGAAAATTATCTACATATGATAGAAGAGCAGCTAGAGTACAAGGACAACCTTTAGAAAGAACAGATAAAATATATAATTATCTTAAAAAAAAGGATAGTAATAAAGATTATGCTAGAGAAATGTTTAATAAAGATTATAAAGATTTAGCTACATTAGAAAAAGAACTAGTAAAAAAAGCAAAGAGAAAAGAAAGCTCAAGACTAGATAATACACTTAGAGGTCCAAATCCAAAGGGAAGGCCCACAACAATAGGTGTACCTATATTTGGTAAAAAAATAGGAAGTATACGTAAAGGTAAAAAAGGTAAAGTACATCCAGTTTATGATCAGATTATTATGAGAGAAGCAGGAGGGCAAGTAATGCCAATGCAATATGGTGGTGGATTGTCTGACGCATACTCAACACTGTCTGACCGTAGGCGAAATCAGAACATGTACGGTATGGGTGATGCACCTATGCAGCAAATGCCTTCACAGATGAGCAGTGCCTTTCAAGATCCTATGGAAGCTTCAGCATTCTCTCCAGTAAATATGGAACAGGGTGGTGATATTGTAGTACCACAAGAAAGAATGATTAATGATCAACCACATGAACTCTCCTATATAAACCCACAAGAAGCTGGACTACTTAAAGCTCTAGGTGGTAGTGGTCGTAGAGTAGATGGTATCCCTGCTTATTTTTCAGGAGAAGAAGGTACTGACATGGATGATGATATTGGTGAATCTTTTAGTGGTGGTGATGCTACTGACTCTGGAGATATGGGAGATGGTAACTTTGCTACAGATCCCGGTCTAGCTCAAGGTATAACTGGAGTAGCTCCTTCTACACCTAGTGAAGAAGATGATTATAGTACATATGCAACATATGGAATACTTGGAGATACTAGAGATCAAGACAAAGCTCCGGGTGAAGGAGATCCGGGATCTTTTCAACAATATGGTCTTACAGCATCACAGATAATGGATAATTATAATAAACAAGGTGGTTTTTCAAGAGATATGGGTCCATTACTTGACCTGTATACTCCAGAACAACTTTCCAGAGCTTTTGCAGTTCCGGGTGCAGTAGCTAATATAAGAGATGCTTTTATGAATAATAATTTTGTAGGAGGAGGATTACCAAGTACTCTTCAAGATGCTATTAATAAAGGACAGAATATACAATATGGTCCTGCATTTTTAGAAGCAGGAAATAGAGCAAGAGAAGAAGAAGAAAACCCCGGAGAAGAGAAAGGCATTATTTCTTCAGCAATAGATACTGTTAAAGATTTTATTATGGGAGGAAAAGAGTTAAGTCCTGAAAATCAAGCACAACTTAATGCTGACTTATCAAAGTTTGGAGCAAGCTTTACTCCTACTAACGCTTTTGCTCAAACAATAACATCACTTGCAATTCCTATGGCAGCTACATTAGGTGCAAAAGCATTAGGAACACCACAAACTTTAGGATTTATAACAAATAGAGATGGATTAACTTTTGAAGTTACTAAGGATTCAAAAGGAAACATAGGTACAGAAGTAACTTCAGGGCCGGGAAGTAGTGGTGGATTAGATCAAATAGATAGTAATGATAGTGGTAATGATCAAGTAAAAAATAAAGTAATACCTCAAGCTCCTGTAGATAAACCTGTAGTAGAAGAAGATGAGAAATCACCAATGAGTAAATTACTTGCTAAAAGAATAAATAATTCATCAACAATAGATCCTAATGTAAAAATTATAATGGATGTTTATGGTATAAGTCAAGAAGAAGCTCAAGAATTTCTTGGTAAAAAAGGTGTAGGCACAGGTGGTGCTTCAGAATTTGAAGGTATATAAAAGGATAGAACATGGCAACTGAACGTAATCCATACGAGATGAAGCAAGAAGAAGTAGCTAACGTAGTTCCAATGCAAGCAGAGGAAGAGATGGAAGCTACCTTTGAGGTTGATCCTACAGATGGTGGTGTGATTGTAGACTTCTCTTCTGAAGAGCAAGTAACTATGTCTGCCTCAGAAGAGGTTGCTGAATGGTATGGTAACCTAACAGACACATTAGAAGATGACTACCTAGATCAGATAGCTGATCAAGTTATAGATAACTTTCAAGCTGATAAGGATTCCAGAGCAGAATGGGAGTCTATGTTTGAGCGTGGGTTTGATCTACTAGGTCTGAAGCTACAACCGGGAAGTGATCCCTTTGATGGTGCATGTACAGCCGTACACCCATTGCTCATAGAGTCAGCAGTTAAGTTTCAATCCAAGGCATCAGCAGAACTCTTTCCTGCCAGTGGACCTGTCAAGGCAAACATCATGGGTAAGTCTACACCTGAGAAAGAGATGCAAGCTAACAGAGTACAGAACTTTATGAACTTTCAAGTAACTGAGCAGATGCCAGAATACTTTGATGAGTTTGAAAGAATGCTTTTTCA